CGGCAGCATCAACAGCAGTAACGGCCCGTTTAGCTGTCAACGTAAGAGCGCGGCCATCAGCGAGAACAACAGCGCCAGCCTCGGTCACAGTCAGGCCGGTTGATGTAACTGCACCGACGCCGCCACGCTTGACCGCTTCCATTGTGAGAATATCGCCGGGAGCAGACCAGACGCGGGTATTACCGGTCCCGTTGTAAACATAGTTCCAAACGTCAACAGGGACAACGGCGGCAGCAAATGACGAACCGGAAAAGAGCAGCGCCAGGACAAGAAGTAGTTTTTTCATCGAAAGGCCAGCCATAAAAGAAACATCAGGCCGAGCATGTAGCTGATTAATTTTGGGTCCCACATGGTCAAGCCTCTGGACGGTTATGGAAAATGGCGTAGACATACTTTGCGCCCCAGATCACACAGGCGGCAACGAGGAAAGCGCCGAATATGGTGCTGATGGCCAAGTAATCGTCCGGGGTGGCTTCGTAGGGAAGAACGTGGACATTGACGCCAGCAGCAACAGAGGCCGAGGCAGCATTTGCAGTGGTCACGGCGGTGGCTGCATTGCCCGTTACCGTGGTGTATTCCGCGCCAGTCATCACTACCAAATCAGTGCTTAAACAGGTCGTGTTTGCGTTGATGGCAGGGATTGTCACCGTGACTTTGGTGCAGGTCGTGCCGCTACCACTATTGCAGGTGTACGTTAAAAGGGGTGTTGCACATTTCATGGTTAAACCTTAATTTTCCAAAGTCGCCCTGAGCTTTTGGGCGGAGCGACTTCAGAAAATCGGCTTGCGATTAACGGAACATCGACCAGACTTTTTTCAGGCCAAACACTGCGATAGCCATGGTGATCATTCCACCGATCACAGCCAGAACAGCGGTTTGCGCTTCAGTCACGCCAGCCAGTGCGGCAGTGGTGTCGATGGCAGCATGAGCAGAGCCAGCAGCCAGGACAGCGGAACCAGCGACGATTGCGAGAGCGCGGAGAGTATTTTTGTTCATAAGAACCTTTCGAGAGTTAAAAAAAGATGGCACAAAATTGCACCGGAAGACCCCGACTCGCGAGGCTATCCGCTGGAGTTTTCTAGTAAAAGTCACGGCCTTTTCGCAACCGTCCTTTGTCGTATAACGTGTTGAAATTTTCTTTAACGTAGCGGTCTTGAAAGTCGCGTTGACGTTCAGATTTATCGCGTTTTTTCTTAAATTCTCGGTATTCAGAATCACGAATTTCACTGCCGAAAATCTTGCCCATCTTGTAAAAAACAGATTGCGAAGATGCGCCGGTAAACATCGCATAAACATGCAACGAGCCATACACGGCAAGAATCAAAGCGGTAAACGAACCCATGATGACCAAGACAGCGGGCAAGATGGTGGCGGTGATTTGTGTGACGGCAACGTCAACTATTGGGCCGATGATGGACATGATTTTTTTAAGTTCAGGTGTAGTCGTTGATGGTGCCGAGGCGGTCCAAATCGATGAACACGGGCTGGTCATCAAAGTCGCAGTTGTCATCGGCCAGTTGGTGGGCGGTTTCCACGTCATCCACTACACCGCCGCCAGCTTGCTGCAATGACGTGACCCAGATAGGTTCGCCGCCTTCGGGACACGGGCACAGAAACTTACCCGTGGTGAGTGATTGAACGAGGAAACGCGCCATGATTTAGGCCGCTGCTTTTGCGCGTGGGCTTGGCTTGATTTCCAAGAGCGTGAGCTTGGTTTTACCGTCAGCAGCCGCCACGACATCAAACACGCAATCGACGTAAATGCCGGTTTCAGGCCATGCCGCTTTTTGGTTTTCCCATTTGGAAAACTCGGTGGCATCACCACAGGTGAAGGGGCGCGATTCGTTGCCGATGGAGCGACCCGCCGAGTTTTCGGCCACGTCCACGATCAGGTGGAATTTGGTAGAGCTGAATTTTTTGCCCTCCATCTCGCCAGCTGATTCTTTGATGCCGATGCAGCGAACCGTTGAATTCATTTTCATGATGTTTTTCCTTGCGCCCTAGTTAAGGTTTATGCGATAGCCGGGCAGCTATCAACCGTGAATGTTGCGTGGGTGCCGGGGCACTTGGTCAACTTGAAAATAGAAGACAACTCAAAAGCGGGTTTCATTTGCTCTTGGATGGCCTCACGCGAAAACTTAGAGAGACGACCTGGGAGTTTTTGGTTTGTCACGATGGATACGAAATCCTCTACGCCGAGGTATTCAAAGGCCACGGCCAGAGAAGCGGCAGCGGTGCTGTGAAGCCATTTAAGGGACCGGGAGACCTCAGCTTTCACGCTTTCAATGGGGAGGCGTGCGTTACGGGCTACAGGCTCAGGAATGGCGATTGCGTCAGACAGCAAAAGGATTGACATGTGCCAATCGCTGGCACCCATGAAGAAGTCGGCAGGACGGCGAAGCATGTCGGAACACAGGACGCGCACTTGGTTGCCGTAGCGCAGTTCTATGCGGAGCCATTCGCTGTTGAATTTCTCACCGTAAAGCTGATCGCCTTTTTCGTAAATGTTGGTGATCTTTCCCGAGTCGCGGGAGCCGATATACAGGCTGCGGTCATGGCCGTTGTTCCAGTCGCCGACCAGGTTGCATTTGAGTTTTCGACCGCCGACATTGCACAGGCCATCTTTGTAGTCTTGATTGATGGCTTCAATGCCACCATTCAGACCGTCGAAGAAGTCGAGAGCCAGATCAACGCGGGTCATCTTCCCTTGGAGGTCGTCGCAAATGTCGGCGATCTTGTCGCGCCAGCCGGTATCCGCAAAGGTGCAGGCCATGCCGTGGATATTGACGTGCAGCGACTTGGATTGCGCGGCTTGGTGCGGGCTGTTGCTTGCAGCCAGGAAGCCGACCCATCCACATTCCGCGCCATTCAGTTCGATCGAATAGCGGTATTTGTAAAAGTCCATGCCCTTTTTTGGTTCTGGGAAGACGGAGAACTGTTTGCCCAATGCGGCCGAGACTTCGATGGCCAATTCCATGGCTTCATGGGAGGCGGCAAAGTCGTCTTCACCTTGCAAATCATCCAGTGGCAGGCGTTTTGCTGTTATCGCCAGTTCCATCTCTACTTGCGTGAGTTCAAGAACTTCGGTTTTCGGCAGGGGAAACAGCGTATCAATGTCCAATGCGTCAACGTTGCGGCGCAGGACGGTAAAGCGGACCCAATCGACATGAACCGGGGTTTTTGAGATACGACGCTCAGCGGTCAGGCGAAGGCGGACGGTATCGCCATCGACTTCTAAAGCAGACCAGTACGGGCGATCTAGAGTGCCTTTTTGCTTAGCCATGATTCACCACACACGATGAGGCGAGATTCGACAGGAACAAAGCAAAAGCTGGCGGCGTTTTTTCGCGTTCAGCCTTGCACATAAATTCGATGCGGCCAGACGCCAGCTCATCAGAATAAAAATTTTCGAAATTTGGGATTTCAGCGCCCACCAGGTACAAGGCCGTTTCTTTTGGGGCACGGTGGCCGAACCAGCTCTGATAAACAGGAAACAGAACACCGCCGAACGTGTCGCGGATGCCGTAGCCAGGTAAAGAGAATTCGCGCCACAAATCGGACGATGCTGGATGCTCAATGACGCCGCCAAATTGACGAACTTTCGCCATTGACCAACGCGCCAGATCTTTCTCACCTTGACGTGGTTTCGCTTTGTGCTTGTATTTGCCCCATGCGCGGCAAGGTGGGTGATAAACGCCAGGAGCGCCACCGGGCCAGGTCATTGCGTCACGTTCAAAGTCGTAGCAATCAAGGCCGAGGGTTTTGTAAACAGAATCCGAGCGGACAAAAAGGGCTGCGACTTGTTCAACCATGACGAACCCCGGAAAGAAGGGGGGTGTTAACAGCTTGGCCGAGGGCTAGCTGTTTTGAGGTGTACCCCGTATTACCAACGGGGTGTGCGCTTCGCGCAAGGCGAGCCGCCGCTGCCGCTTCGCTTGCGCTGCCGGCGGCTTCGCCTAGCGCAGAGCTATAGTCAACAAGACAAAGGAGAGCCGTTTTGATTGAAGTACCGTTTTTGATTTTCTGGGGGTTGATTGCGCTATCAGCAATGGGACTGGTAAGAGCCGCATTTGATGTATTCAGACCAGCCGAGCCAAAAAAACCAGAATGGTCTAAGCCATCGCAACCAGCAGAAGCGCCAGAGGGTTTCACTTGGGTTTTGATTCCAGACCGTGAAACACGAGAAAGGCCGAAGGACGCCAGATATTGAGCGTCCAAGAATTCAGCGATGGCGCGCCATGGGCCAGCGTTGCGGGGGGTTAGAACAAAAGTCATGCCTTCACCTAGACAGCCTGTTTTCATGGAGATCATGAAAAGGCCCGTTCAAACAAGCGACCAATAAATACAGAAGAGAAGGCAACACCGATAAGAACGAGAACGACAAACACGGCGCGGAAAAACCTAAACATGAGTTCAGACTTGGACATGCGGGGGGCATTCATGCGGAACGCTCCAGACGTTGAGAAGCAGAACGGTTAACGGTACGAAGATAGAGAATGTCAAATGCTGCGACTTCGGAGCAATGAACTAACCAAAAGCCAGACGCGTATGTCAGGCAATCATTTTTTACAAGTTCACGAGAACGACGAGAGACCAGCTCTGACTCGGAAAAAGGTTTCAGCAGCCCCGCGCCGGAAACGCCAATAACAGGCGCGGGTTTTTGTGCTGCTGAAATGATTTTCTTGAAAGAACGGACAGAACGCTGATATGGCGTTGTGACGATCAGGTCAGAGAGTGGCGT